GACGTAAAATTCAACACCGATATCCCTGCAAAATTTATGGATGATGCCTATATACCTAAATTAAGTGATCTTGGATACGAACATGTTTGGTATCTTCCTTTAGAATATCAAGTTGATAACAATAAAATATGGGCAAAGAAACTTGTTGCATCTTCCGTAATTACTGGTGAGAAGGATATGGGATATATCTCTCCAAATATATCCAAAAAATTAGACATCGTGTTCATAGGCTATAATCAAAAGAATGTAGAAGAAAATTGGAACAGGGTTTTAAAGGTATCTCCAAGGGCAAAGAGAATAGATGGGGTCACAGGAATATTTGAAGCACATAAAAAGGCAGCGCAATTGGCAACAACTGACATGTTCTACGTAGTAGATGGTGACGCATATATTGTAGATGGATGGGATTTTAATTTTTCACCACCGCTATTCGATCGAGATTGCATTCATATTTTCACATCAATAAATCCAATTAACGGCTTAACATACGGCTATGGAGGGGTTAAAATATTTCCGAGGCAATTACTTTTAGATATGGAAAGTTGGGGAATTGATATGACTACTACCATTTCGAAGAAACTCCGAGTGATGGATACCGTCAGCAATATATCAGCATTTGATACAGATGAGTATTCTACATGGCGATCGGCATTTAGAGAATGTGCCAAATTAGTGGCACATATTAGTAATTCACAAGACGATGATACAGATACACAGAACAGATTAACTACATGGATGACGGCCGGATCGCATAAATTTGGAAAATATGCAATTTCTGGTGCAAAAGCTGGATACAAATACGGGAAAAGAAATGCATCGAATATGCGGTTGATGAAAAAGATTAATGACAATAAATGGCTTGAGGAGAAATTTAAAAATGATAACATCTGATTTGATTATTAGATATACCAATGGACTGTATTCAACTATTCCTGAAAATTCTCCCAGATATACGGAATTTAGGGATATGTTTAGCTCAGGACAGATATTAAGTAAGGAATGGTTAGTAGAGAAAATAACCAAGCTCCTTGATATAGAAGAGTCTAATATCCTTATTGTTGGGGCATGGTTTGGTACCTTGGGATTTCTAATCAAAGAAAAATTCCCAAATGTCAATATTGAGTTGCTTGACATTGACCCAAGATGTGCCGAATTTATTAATTCAATGACTTATAATATATCTGGAATATCGGCAGTAACAGCAGATATGTTTAATTATGATTACAGAGATGTTGATATGGTCATTAACACCAGTTGTGAGCATGTTCTGGATTTAAAAAGTTGGTTAGATATGCTCCCGAAAAATACATCGGTCATATTACAATCTAATAACTTCAGTGGTGGTGATGGCCATGTAAATTGTGCAACTTCAGCTGATTCATTTATAGAGCAGGCAGGATTGAAAACATTAATATACAGTGGTGAGTTAATTATGCCCATGTTTACTCGATATATGATAATTGGGCAAACATGAAAACCCTCGCAGTCTGCATATATAGCTTCAAAGATGGTAGAATTATAACTGACATACGGAGACTATTTTCTGAATATTCCGTGACAGTTATTTGTGATATGTCCAATGATGTTGCACAATCAATATATAATGTCTCATTAATGAAGCGAGACAGAGAGATATTGAATAAAGCTGATTTTGATATATGCATGGCCATCAATGGTTCATGTTCTCTAGATGAATACATGAGGATCTCTACCGAACCAAGTCTAAACACCATTTATTTTTCCTCAGGAATTCTTCACTACAGATCTATATCTATTAATTTTGATATGTTTTATGGAAAATCATCCTCATTTGACAGGGCATGTGAATTCAATTTGAATTTAAAAAATATACAATTAGATAGATTGTATAAATCATCTACCTTAGGTGATAAATTTTATTTTCACCTCAAGTCATTAAATCTAAATCCAAGGTGCATAAATCATGAAAATAGCGATTTGCTTGTCGGGTCAGCCTAGAACAATAACGCATACCGTCGATTCCATACTAAACCAATTCTCAAATAGTGGCGAGCATTCTTATGATTTTTTTTGCCATTCCTGGGATTATAATACATGGAAATCTCCGGATAAGGTATATAATAATGATCATAAATCTGTGGACATTAACCAGCTAACTATGGATATAGAACGATTTAACCCGAAGAGTTTTATAATAGATGATGAATCAGTTTTATGGATAACCAATGGGCGTAGATTTATTCAGTCTGCATCTTTATCTTACAGTATGATGATTTCAAATCATTTGAAAAAAATGCATGAACTAAGAAACAATTTTAAATATGATTATGTTGTTAAAGCGCGTTTTGATAATGTATTTCAACTTCATTCATATATAGATTTTCAACGAGATATAAAAGAAAGGACTATCTATTTTCCGCATATAGGCAGATTATCCTGTGAGTATAATAAACTAAACCTAAGTGATTGTATATTTTATGGTGATTCGTGGGGGATGGATATAATGTGTGATTTTTATAGATATCTTCGCAATTTACCAATCCCGGACAAAACGGCCCCCCATATAATTGGATCAAGTACTGGCCTCTATGATTACGCATCTGAGCATAATATACATCCAAAATTAGATAGAAGCATTCAAGAAATAATCTATCGAAAAGAAGCGATCGGATTGGACCCTGCAACTAATTTTACCGAGATAGTAAATATACATTCATCTTATTATTAAAGAGAAATATAATATGATTAAACACATTTATGTAACAGGTGATTCATTCTCGTTTGGGCTAGAACTTGGTGGTTCTGATCCTCCTAAGAGTGAATGGTTTATAATGACTGATTATATGCGTGATAATTCGTATACTGGAATAATAAGGAATGAATGGGGAGTTCCAGGATATTCAAATTCTTCAAGTCCCGGCAGCTCTAATGACTTTATTCACAGAAAAGTAATGTTTGATGTTCCGGAATTATTGACCAGATATGCTCCCGAAGAACTATTTGTTTTTATAAGCATGACGCATCCCAGTAGAAGAGAATTCTATAGTAAAAAATTTGGCGGATATACTACATTCATCAGCAATCACATCCCACCAAAAACCCCTATGGCTAATTATATATTATGGCAATGCTACATGGCACATTTTAATGACCCATATGAAGGATGCAATCGATATATCACCCAAGTATTATCTATTCAGGCATTTTTAAAATCAGTGGGGGTGCAATATTTGATGACTGATTCAATGAGTAACGGTGATAAACATGATCAACAATTCTCAGCTATGCCTAATTCTATTACCTCAAGAATAGATAGGCTTCATTATCCCAATATATCTGCGTTCAATCGATATGCTGCAAGCGTGGGCGCAGCAGAAGGTAAATATAAACATCCCTTAGAAGATGGACACAAAGCGTGAGCAGACTATTTGATGGAATATATGAAAAACAATAATTTGGGTAAAATATGAAAATGTTTTGGTATAAAATAACAACCTGGATTCAAATAAAGTATCAAGTATATAGAAATCGTAAATCAGATCCCTTTATATATAAATGAAAACTATTTGGGGGATCAGCGCGTTGAGTCATGATGCGGCCATTACGGTTATGCGTGATGATGAGATTCTCTTTGCTGCTCATGCGGAAAGATACTCCCACAGAAAAAATGAACGATTTTTAAATCTAGACATGCTAGATGAGGCGCGCCAATTTGGTCAACCTGAAAAAGTTATATGGTTTGAAAAACCATTCAAAAAGAAAATACGTCAACTATATGCGGGACAATATGATGAATTGGATTCGGATAATCCTAAAGAATATTTAAAAAAACTAGGTGTAAAACTACCTATATATTATATCCCACACCATGAATCACATGCCGCGGCTGGTTATTTTACATCTGGATTCCGTGATGCTGCCATCATCGTTGTAGACGCAATCGGCGAATGGGATACTATTTCAATCTGGGAAGCCAAAGATAATATATTAAAAAAGAAATACTCAATCAAATATCCTAATTCTTTGGGATTATTATATTCAGCTTTCACGCAGCGAATAGGATTAAAACCAAATGAAGAGGAATATATATTGATGGGGATGGCTGCATATGGGACTCCTAGGTACTATGATGATATTTCTAGAGATTTTATACAACCAACTGATGCTCCAATATTTCAATTAACTAAAAATGTGCATCGCGGTATATTAAATTGGCGGCCTGATATACCGACTTCTGAGAATGTGAATATTGCAGCCAGTATTCAAGCAATAACTGAAAAGTATATGTGCTCCCTGGTTCAGTGGGTTAGAAAAAATATAAACTCAAACAACCTGGTTATAATGGGTGGAGTTGCATTGAATTGCGTTACAAACGAATTGATTGCAAGAACAGGTTTGTATGAAAAGATATGGATCATGCCCAATCCGGGAGATGCCGGCAGTTCTCTTGGATGTATCCTCGCTCATACTCAATCACATGCAAACTGGATTGGCCCATATCTTGGAACCAACATAGACAGAGATATTGACCCGATTACAGTCGCTGACGCAATAATAGAACACAGCATAATTGGCATTGCTAATGGCCGGGCAGAATTTGGACCTAGAGCATTGGGGAATAGATCTATCATAGCAGATCCACGGGGTGCTACCATAAAAGATAAGGTGAATAAAATTAAAAAAAGGCAAAAGTTTAGACCATTTGCCCCGATTGTTCTAGAGCATCATGCACATAGAATTTTTGACATGCCAGTTCCAAATTCACCATACATGCAATTTACAGCCAAGTGCAAATTTCCAGAGATGTATCCTGCAATTTGCCATGTTGATAATACATCTAGGGTGCAAACTGTAAATAGCTTTCAAAATCCTGTCATACATAGAATATTAACAGAATTTTTTAAGAAAACAGGATGCCCATTGCTATTGAATACCAGCATGAATATCAAGGGCCAACCCCTCGTTAATGATTGGGAAGATGCTTTGGCCTTTAAAGAGATACACGACATTCCCGTATTTTAAAATGGAAAAATTAACAGTACTCATACTCACGGCTGGATATGGCAGGCGAATGGGGATATTTTCTAGGATGATTAATAAAAGTTTGTTACCATATGGCAACAAACCTTTGATAAGTCATATTATCAATAAATTCCCACCAGACACGCATTTTGTTGTTGCGTGTGGCCATTTGGGGCAACAAGTAAAAGATTATCTTGCCTCATCTCATCCAGAAAAAGATATTGTATATGTTGATGTTCCTGATTACGGCGAGTTGAATACGGGGCCGGCAACATCAGTGGTGCATTGTAAGAAATATTTGCCAGGGGCATTCATGTTGATCACATGTGATACTCTTTTTGAATTTGATTACAGTGATAAGCTAGATCATAGTTGGATGGCAGTATATCCCGTTGATAGTAATATCTCTCAAGACTATTGTTGGGTGAAGCGGAATGGTAACACCATTACTCATATATATAATAAGATGGGTTCTCCTAGAGCGGTTGACGCTTTTATAGGCTTATTGTATGTTACAGATACTTCATATATCAATAGGTTAGAGCAAGTCGGCGCGAGGGAGGTATATCAGGGTTTTGATTTAAAAACAAATGTGCATGCATATACCGTTGAAGATTGGAAAGATTTTGGAACTTATGAGAAATGGAAATCATTAGATGATGCATTGTCCGAACCACGGTTCCCCAAAACTGATGAAATATTCTACAATGACAATAACCGCATTATTAAATTTTCAACCAATCCACAGATTACTGAATTTAAATATCAACGATCAATTCTTAATAGTAAATGCATGCCCCCCAATATCAGGAATTTTGGAAATTTCTTAAGTTATGAATTTGTTCCTGGTGAGTCGTTATATAGTTGTATCTCTCCTGAAATTTTTCTAAAATTTCTTAATTGGACAAGAGATGTAGTATGGGACCTTAACTCCCCACCACTATCTAATCCGTCATTCAATGCTGATGCATTTTATAGGTTAAAAACTTTAGAGCGTATTTCAAAATTTAGAACTAAGTATGCTGGATGGGCAGAGTTTAATGTAGTAAATGAATCCTCAGTAGATACCATCGAAAATTACATATCCAGATTTCCATTCGATATACTTAATACTATTGTCAATGAACGGTTTACCCATGGAGATATGCAATTTGACAATATTATATATGATAAAAAATTGGATAGATTTACAATAATTGATTGGCGGTCGGATTTCTCGGGTAATTTATATGGTGATGTATACTATGATATTGCCAAATTGGTTGGTGGTTTGTATTTAAATCTCAAAGATGTAAAAGATAATAAATTTAGCTATACTGAGCATAACAATGCTGTTATACTTAAGATTCCGCAAATCGACGATTTAGAATTATATATAACTATTCTCAAAGAGTGGATGGCAAAGGAGGGATTGATCTGGCGCAAGGTAGAGTTATTGGTTCCAATTATATATTTGAACATGGCACCACTTCATGATTACCCTTTTGATAAGTTTATGATAGCAATGTCGCAATTATTCTTTTCGAAGTTACAATAAATAGCTATATTAGGAGTACATTATGTTAGATGCATTATTTTGGGTAGTGGTTGGTATGTTCATTGGATGGCATTTTCCACAACCTGCTTGGGTGGAATTAATTGTTAATCAGATTAAAGCTAAATTTGGTAAAGCAAAATATGATTGAAATACAGGAATCTGCATTAACAAAAATTAAAGATTTGTTAGCAGAGGAGAACAACCCATCAATGAAATTACGGATGTTTGTGCAGGGTGGTGGTTGTTCCGGATTTAGCTATGGGTTCCAATTTGACGATCAGGTCGCCGAAGATGATTTTGATATAGAAAAGGACGGAATTCATGTTCTTATAGATGCGATGAGTGCACAGTACCTACAAGGTGCCATTGTAAAATATAAAGAAGAATTAATGGGATCGTCATTTGTAATAGATAATCCCAACGCTTCACAACAATGCGGGTGTGGAAGCTCGTTCAGCATTAATTAACAAATGATGCTTGACAATTGCGGTGGTTTTAATGTATACTAATAGCTCTAGCAACGTATATATAACCCATTACGATATATGACCTATCCCTGCGATTATGTAATCCAATCTCTTGAAAACCATCCAAGCAGACTTAATAAAGAAGGCATTTTAGAATGTCAGGCTGATGAGAAGAATCTTGAATTATTTGAAGGCTTTAGACTTGCACTTGACAGTCTAATTAGTTTTGGGGTAAAGAAAATTCCAACACATGGTGGCCCTGATGGCCAGGGGTTACCTTGGCCTGCGTTCTTAGAACTTGCAGAATTGTTATATACACGCCAACTCACCGGACACGATGCAAGGGAT